CTAAAGTCCAGCCGTCTATGATTGTTGACTAACCAATTGGTGGGGCGTTTTACCGCCCCACCTAAAATGAGAGCGTATTATGGCGGATTACTGCACAATCGCAGAAGTCAAGAATATGATGCCCGATGTAGAATGGGCTTCCGACTATGATGCTACGATATTTAGCCTCATCTCTCGGGCATCCAGAGCCATTGACCGATGGACGGGGCGTGAGCCTGATGCTTATTGCGCTCCAGAAGCTACTCGTCTATTTGATAGCGTTGGCAATTGTGAGCTTTACATCGGCGAGTTAGCCACCAATCCTAAAGAGGTCAAGGTTGCATGGGATGGCACAACGTTCGAACTGTTAGATGCGGCAGAGTATTATTGCTTGCCGATAAACTCTCTCCCATTCAATTATTTACGGCTTGAGTTTGGCACATTCCCGTGCAGGCGCAGGTCTGTCCAAGTGAAAGGAAAGTTCGGATATAGTCTATCAGTTCCTGATGATATAAAGCAAGCCGTGATTATGCAGGTTATCCGCTGGTATAAGCACGGGCAGCAGGCGTTCCAAAATATTAGTGCTAATTCTGCTTTAGGCTCGCTGGAGTATGGTGGGCTTGATGAAACAGTTAGCACTATTATAGAGGCTTATCGGAAGGTCACAATATGAGCTATTCTGTTGGCAATGCGTTAGCTTGGCTTCAAGCCGAGTTGGCTAAGATCGACGGCATAAAAGAAGCGCCTGCAGCTCCGCCCGAAGCGATGGCTCAATTCCCTTTTGCTTTGGCTTATGCAAGTAGCTTTAGCTCGATAGGTGGCTCAGGCTTTGAGGAAGTTCTGGACGTGCTGGTTGTTGAGATCCACGTTGCAAGGCAAGTGCTGCCGAAATCATTCCCGATAGCGCTTAGCTTTAGAAATGAGGTGATTGGCATTCTACTTGCCGACCCAACGCTTGGAGGGAGTGTAGACACTTACACCGATGTGCGTGGAACATTCGGCTGGCTGCAATACGCTGGCGAAAGTCATTTAGGCTGGCGCATTGAAATTGAAGTGAAAGGAAAGATAGGATGCTGAAGTATGTAGGCAATGGCTCTCTGGCTGACATACCCGCCAGAGATTTAACCGATGAAGAGGTGGAGCAGTTTGGTGAAGCGTTTCTGCTCGCAACTGGATTGTATGTAAAAGTCGAAGTAAAGCAAAGCAAAGCTTTACACGAGAATAAGAATTTGCAGCCCGAGAGTGAAGACAAGGGCTGCTCAGGCTGTTAGGAGGCTAAATGGCTGGTATAAAACGATTACGCAAATTGCAGTTTGGCAAAGAGACGACTGCTGGCACACCAGTCCCAGCCACTACAATTTGGCGTGGAACTGGAACGTTGGAGGATAAGCGTGAGCCTTATTTTCCAGATGAGGATATTGGCTACATTGCCCCGTTGAATAGGGCGGTTTTCCCGTTCACGCAAGGTCAGCTTGACTTGGACGAAGTCCCTGCAACCTTTGAGCAGCTGCCGTATATCTTGGCGATGGGTGTTGATGGCGTTGTAACAGGGAGCGCTGATGGAACTGGGTCTGACAAGATTTACACCTACGCCTTTCCCACAACTGCACTCAAGACACCGAAGACGTTCACTATTGAAGGTGGTGATAACGAGGAAGTAGAGCAGATGGCTTATGCCTTTGCCGAAAGCTTCAAGCTTAGCGGTAAAGCAAAAGAGCCCATCATGATGAGTGCAACCCTGATAGGTGCAAATGTCAGCGTTATGGCTAATTTTACAGGAAGTTTAGCCTTGCCGACAGTTGAGGATATTCTTTTCCAAAAGACCAAGCTATATATCGATGCAGTTAGTGGAACTATTGGAACAACTCAAATCCCCTGCACGTTATATGAGTTTAGCCTCGATGTGACCACTGGCTTCCAAGCTGTTTATGCAGCTAATGGCGACCTTGCCTTCTGCAAGATTAATGGTGGCATGCCTGATATAAAGCTGCACTTGGTATTCGAGCACAATGCCACTTCTAAAGACCAGAAGGCTGCTTGGCGTTCATTGACGCCGAAGTTAATTCAGCTAAAGAGCGAAGGCTCAACTGTTACAACCCCGGGGACGACTTACACCAAGAAAACGCTGAAAATCAATGTGGCTGGTATGTGGGAGAAGTTTGAAAAACTTGGTGAGAACAATGGCAACGATGTGCTTGAAGGTGATTTTAGAGTTGCCTATGACCCGACCGCTGCAAAATATGCCGAGATTATCGTAGTCAACGAGTTAGCGAGTTTGCCATGATAAAGATAGAAATTCCATCCAAAGACACGCCCGGTTTCTTGCGCAGGGCTAAGAAAAGCATCGAGCTGATGCAGAAGGCTGCTGACCCGCAAAGCAACCCGAATATCATCGATGATTTGATAGAGTTTATTCTGGGTTATGTCATTGAGCCCGCTGACCGAGATGAAGCCAGAGAACAATTGCTTGATGCTTCTGAAGCACAGTTAGGTGAAATCATTGCCCAGATTGGTGGATTAAACCAAAACCCTACCTCACCGAGCCCGAGCAATTAAGATATAAGTCTTGGATGCGAGGGTTCGGTGATGAACCGCCTTACTGGGCTGTTGTGCTTGACTTGAGTGAGACATATGGCATTGCCCCGTGGGACTTTGAAGAAAGATGCACACCAGAATGGTTTCACCGAATGATAATGCGCCGAGATGAGGTCATACGTAAAATGAACAAAGCTGGGCACAATGGCTGAGAAAAATATTCTCGAAGTTATCATTACTGGTAAAGATGAAGCCAGTGGCAAGCTAAGTGGTATTTTAGGGACGCTTGGTGGACTTGGCAAAACCGCTGGCATTGTCGGTGGTGCTCTTGGTGTAGCTGGTGGTGCAGTTGTAAAGTTTGCTGGCGATCTGGCGACGTCTGCTGCGCCCGCAGAGGCAGTGACCAATACATTCAAAAACCTTGCAGCCTCGATTGGCGAAGAAGCTGCCCCGATGCTCGAAGAATTGCGTCAAGCCACAAGGGGGATGGTTGCTGATACCGACTTGATGCAAGCCACGAATAAGTTCATGTCGATGGGCTTGGCAGATAGCTCTGAAGAAGCTGCAAAGTTAGCAGAAATGGCAACCCAGCTTGGCTCTGCAATGGGCATGGATGCTACAGCATCAATGGAAGACTTTGCCCAGATGCTGGCTAACCAAGCCATCCCTCGCTTAGATAACTTCGGCATTTCCTCAGGGCAAGTTCGTACTCGCATTGATGAGCTGATGGCTGCCGACCAGAACCTGACCCGTGAGCAAGCTTTTATGCAAGCTGTTATGGAGCAGGGTGAAACCTCAATGGCTAAAATCGGTGAGCAGTCTGGCACAACCGCTGCCAGTATGGCACAAGTACAGGCGCAGATAGAAAACCTCAAGATAAGTATGGGAACTGCGTTATTGCCAATTCTTGGAGAGCTTGCTAAGGCTGTAACTCCATTAATCCAAGAGATTGGACCTGTTCTTGTTGATGTAGCTGGTCAAGTTGGTGGAGTAATCACTAGTGATGTTATCCCTGCTTTACTTCCGCTTGTAAAAAAACTATTGCCCCCTATTCTTGACCTGTTGCCATCTATTGTTAGCTTATTTGCTTTATTGGCTTCAAACCTCATGGAAGCGCTTGCCCCAGTGCTGGACACACTTGTTTTAGTATTAATTGACTTGATAGACCAGTTCACGCCACTGCTTGAGACCTTACTTCCGCCATTGATAGATTTGTTTGGTTCACTGATGAAAGTTGTTGAGCCTATTTTGACAATAGCCACATCTTTATTGAGCAATATTGTTATTCCGCTAATTGAGCTATTGTTACCGCCGCTCATTGATTTACTTGATAAAGTTGTTGGTGTTGTTAGCAAATTAGCTGGATGGTTAGCAGACCATCTGCAGCCTGCATTTGATGCGATCGGTGATGCGATTTCAAATGTAATCGGATGGTTTGAAAGTCTAAAGGATAAGTTGTCTAACATCCATTTGCCTGACTGGCTGACCCCGGGGTCGCCTACGCCGTTCGAGCTTGGCTTGCGTGGAATTGCCAGTGCGTTGAAAGAAGTAAATGGTGATATTGGTGGATTGACTGTAAATGCAGCCTCACAGCCTGTTGCCTCGCCCACCACTGTTGTAGTGAATGTCAGCTCAATGATGAGCTTAGCTGATATGGCTGATGCAGAGCTTAAGCTCCAGCCAATAATCAACAATGCCGTACGAAGGGCATTAGCATGAGATACGGACGAGGTAAGTATGGCGGCTTTAAGTATGGGATTACTGACAATCCCAATCTTGGCTGGCGTTTTCTGATTAATTGGGATGACGAATTCTGGACACCAGAAGTCGATAGAGTTACTGACCTTGTAATCACCAGAGGACGTGATAATCTTATCTCCAGAGATAAGATAGAGGAAATGAAAGCTGGTGAAGTCGTCTTGACTCTCGATAATCACGATGGTAGATACGATCCATTTAATGCCAGTTCCCCACTTTATAACCTCATCGGTCCCGGAAAGAGACTGCAGATTTCTGTCAAGAATGGAGACACTGGTGGAGATTGGATTGTATTTACTGGAACGATCTCCGAGATTACGCCGTTTGGTCGCTGGAACAAGACCCAAATCAGGGCTGTTGATGACTTAAATCTATTGAACAATAAGATTGTAAATTATGGTCTTGTAGAAGGCTGCAGGGTAGACGAGGCGATTAGAAATGTGCTTTTAACAGCAGGTTCTGCTGATAGTGATTTGAGCCTTGATATGTCATCTGACTTTATTCATTTCTGGTGGGCAGCAAAGCAGAGTGCCAAAGATACAATAGATGAGCTTTCTCAAGCGCACATGGATGAATGGGCAGTTACTGCTGATGGCAAGATTAGATATAAAGCCCATAATGAGCAAGATGCAGTAAAACTTACCTTGAATTCGAATGACCTGCTAAAAGACATATCCTTTCTAATGCCGTGGGACGTTCAGCGAAATTTAGTAGAATACACGATATATCCAGTAGAGACTGATTCTGTTATTCAAATTATTTGGGAGAATAAATCTGCAATCTTTATCCAAGCTGGTGAGATGATAGAGATTGATGCCGATTTCTCTGTTGAAGGTCAGGATTGTATAGCAAAGGAATATGTATTTGGCGGAGTAAATTTAATTGCCACCACTGGAGTAGATGGGACGGGAGCTAATGTGGCATTAAATATTAGCTGGCAATATTACGGCTCTTATGCGCATATCATCATTACAAATGTTGATAGTGTTGATGGTTATATTCAACCGCACAAAGAGGATAGTGGCAATGGCTATGCAATTGGTACTGCTTATCTCGTTTATAACAAGTCATCAGTTCGAAAACAGGTAGGCAGCTCGCAACAATCCCAAAAATCCTTGATAATTGATAGTAAGTACATGCAAGATCGCAATTTAGCTAATGGACTGGCTGCTTATTATGTCAGCTGGTTATATAACAAGAAACATTACCCAACTGTCATTTTAGAATGTAGGAATGACATTCAATTTTCAATCGATTTGTTAGATAAAGTTAGAGTAAAATTAGATGTGCTTGGACTTGATGCAGAGTTTAGAGTAGGCAAGATTACGACAAGCTGGTTATCTGAAAATGGAAGCTTATCACGCACTGTTCTTAAGCTCGAGCCAGTAAAAGCATTCGGCGATTACTGGGAATTAGACACAGATGCGCTTAATACCACAGCAATCATAGGAGTATAAAATGACAAGAACCGCAGTTCCAACTTTTACAACAGGGCAAATAGTAACTGCTGCCTTTATGAACACTTACTTGAAAGATAATGAGGCGGAGCATTGGAGCAGAATTAGTTCGCTTGAAAATAATATCATTCCGCTTCAAAGGCAAGATGCTGCTATTGTAGGTAGAGATTCTGTGCAATCAATTGGAAACAATACTGAGGTTGTGCTTGAGTGGAATGTCAATGCCTATGTCAGTGATCTTGGGATGCATAGCACATCCTCTAATCCAGATAAGCTCTTTGCCGTGCATAATGGCGTTCATTTAATTACGCTAAATGGCGGCTTTGTTCCCAATGGAACTGGACAGCGTCATCTTGCTATTAGATTAGTTGGTGGAACGACACTTGCCTTTGAAGGTCAGCTTGGCTTAAGCATTGAAGGTAATTTCTTTAGTTTAGCAGCTATGGTCTATTTGACTGCTGGTCAATATGTGTATGCAACCGCATGGCAATCAAGTGGTGCTGCACTCGATTTCAGGTATGAGGTTTCAAGCTTCCCAGCTTTTGCTATGCACTTATTGAAAGGATAAAGGCTTACTATGACTACAACTTTTCCAACAAATCCCGATACTTACACCACCAAAGTTGATGGTGTTGACACCGTCATGGCGGCACATATAAATAACTTGCAAGATGCTATGATGGCGGTTGAAGACTTTGCACTTGATCTGCGTGATGGCTGGTGTTACGACACCGACACTTGGGTTTACGTAAGCCCAACCAGCTTTAAGATAGCTGGCAAAGATGTGCGCTATCGTTTCCCGAAGGGCACGAAAATCAAGCTGGTGCAGAGTGGCAGCACGAAATACTTCTATGTCATTG